CAATGTTTCCTTCGCGTGTCAGGAGAAGGTCCCCAATCTGATAGGCGTAGGAAGGAGCTCTCAGGTATTGCGGTTTTGTGTTTGTGTACTCGCCAAGCAGGGCTGCCAGCGGCTTTCTTTCGGTTTCGTTTAAAATGATCTTCATGTAGGTGTCCTCCTTTGTTTTGGTAGTACATATATCACTCTAAAGGTACATAATAGCAAGCGATATCGGAGAAAAACATCGACAAATATGTGCCTTCTGGATTGTGTACATTACCGACTTACAAAAGAGTGGCATTCTCAGCCTCCGGAGCAATTTCTTCGTAGGAATAGGTTAAACCATCATGGATGACGGAGACCTTCTCAGAGGAACCGACCTGTTCGATGTAGCGTTTGACGATAACATCGCAGAACTTTTCATCCAGTTCAATGGTATAGCAGATACGACCGGTCTGTTCGCATGCGATGAGTGTACTGCCGGAACCGCCAAACGGATCAAGGACCAGAGAATTAGTCATGCTGGAATTCATAATCGGATAGGCTAGAAGAGGAATAGGCTTCATTGTAGGATGATCACCATTCTTTTTAGGCTTATCAAATTCCCAGATGGTTGTTTCTTTTCGTCCGGTGTACCACTGATGCTTACCGGATTTTTTCCAACCGAAGAGGCAAGGCTCATGCATCCACTGGTAAGGGCTGCGTCCGAGGACAAGCGATTGTTTTTTCCAGATGCAGCAGCCGGAGAGATAAAAACCAGCATCTGCAAAAGCTCTGCGGAAGTTAAGACCCTCCGTATCTGCGTGAAAAACATATATTGAAGCATCATCTGCCATCGATTCATACATGCGTGTATAGGCATCAAACAGGAACTGATAGAAGGCATCGTTTTCCATATTGTCGTTCTTAATCTTACCGGCGCTACCTTCATAATTGACATTGTACTGGGGATCAGTCACAACCAGATTTGCCTTCTTTCCGTTCATCAGAAGCTCGTAGGTTTCAGGCTTCGTGGAGTCACCACAGACAAGACGATGATCACCAAGGAGCCACAGATCACCAGCCTTTGAGAAGGTCGGCTTTGCAAGCTCAGCATCCACATCGAAATTGTCATCCTGCACACCTTTTTTCGTGTCTTCACGGAACAGATCTTCGAGTTCTTCCGGTTCAAATCCGGTGAGGGAGACGTCAAAGTCAGCACCTTGCAGGTCAGCGATAAGAAGGGCCAACTTGTCGTTATCCCATTCACCACTGATTTTGTTGAGAGCAACATTCAGTGCTTTCTCTTTGTCCTCGTGCATTTCAACAATGACACATTCCACTTCCGTGATGCCCATGTCGATGAGGACCTTTAGCCTCTGATGGCCACCAACGACACGAGAGGTGGTAGCATTCCAGATGACCGGTTCTACATAGCCAAACTGCTCAATGGAGCGTTTTAATTTTTCATATTCTTTATCGCCGGGTTTTAAATCTTTTCGGGGATTGTAATCAGCAGGAAGAAGATCTGCGACATTTTTCTTTTCAATCAGCATGATGCAGCCCTCCTATGCAATAACTTTTTTAATCCCTTGAAAGCGGCATCTATGTCACCAGCTTTAGCCTGCCCTTTGAGTGTGCTAAACTTCTGGAAGGTTAAATGCCTGCGATATTTCTTTAGCAAGCTCATAAATTCCGATAAATCCATATCAATTTCCTTTCCGTGCCAGTAGAAGACGTTCCATCACATCATCCTGTGGTGTGGCTCCGTTGTATTCAGTGGCACAATTTTCTCTTACGATTTGGTAGATCTCCATCCAGAGACGATTGGTTTGGCTCATGAAATTCTGACTCATAGCCACATAGGGTGACTGGATAGCATTGCCAGTGGTCGGATGTTTCGCAAGAAAGCCAAACTCAGTGATCGCTTCCTCGCATTGAATCCAACGAGCAACACTCATGGCATAGCGCTCCAAAAGCTCTGGAGAGACAAGAGAAGCGCAGCCACGTTCATGTAGCCAGTTCCATGTTTTCTTATAGACATCTGCAGCGACCAGCTTTTTACCGTTCTTTTGCTTAGCAGATAACATCTTGGATGGTTTGGGCATCGGCTGACCTTCTAAATCGACGGTGCTGTCTGTGAAGTCGATGACAGTCAACTCACGTTTGCCTGGGTTTCCCTCAGCGATTCTCTCAGCTAAGGGCTTTTTCTTGGCTCCAGCGCCGATACGAGCGCCGCCACGGTTTGTACCGTCCTTAGCCATTTTTATACCTCCAGTTCAGGGGCCTATATACCCCGTTTGAAATTGCGACTTTGTGCGTGAGACCCCACGCCCGTTCCCCGGTGACTTCACCGTAGAGAAGTAGACCGCCCCTGCCGGTTGTGCCAACGGTCGCCATGTTCTGCATGAATTTTGGCATGGCAGGATTTGCAAAGAGCCATCAAGTTTTCTCTATCATGCGTTCCACCTTGTGAAAGAGGTTTTACATGGTGTATCTGCTCGGTTGGTGTGTAGACATCATTCTCAAGACACCTCTCACAAAGAGGATGGGCAGCAGCATAGCTGTCACGGATACGTTTCCATGCACGTCCGTAGCGACGTTTGGTAGCTGGATCTCTGTCGTACTTCTCGTAGCGTTTGGCTTCCGTCTTTTCATGCACTGGACAGAAGCGTCCGTCTGTCAGATTAGGGCATCCGGGATAGGAGCAGGGACGTTTTGGCTTTCTTGGCATCGTATTCCTCCTTCCGTTTTGGCATAAGAAAAGCCCTGTAGGATTGACTCCCACAAGGCTCTCTGCGATTATCACTTTCGCTATTGTAATATTATCATAAGAAAGGACTCTCATTCTATCACATTAACTCTCATCTATATGTGGAACCACGATTTCTTTTAATGCTGCGCTATGCATACGATGTATGTGTTGCATAGAGTAGTTCAGATCCACTGCTATCTGTTCCCAAGTGATGAAGCAGAGATAGCGTTTTTCCAGTAGCATCTGATATTCTACGTTGGGAACAGCATGGATAACACCCATGATTTCTTTCTTTAAATCCACCAGCTTTTCGATGTCTTTCTTCAGGCCATCCTCCAAATCAATGATTTTCAAAATGGCATCTTCCATTCTGGAACCACCGTGATTTGGGTTTCTCGGCATATCTGAAATGGTAGAAGTACATTTGGTAGCAAGATCATTTAAGGATGTAATCTGTTGAGTCTTTGATGTGATGCGTTCATCAAGATAGCGAGCCTGTAATAAATATTCTTTTGCGTTCATGCTTTACCTCCGAATTGTTTTATTTCCCTCGGATTTGCACGGATTGTCGTGTTTTGTCAAAGACTGTCATAGATTTGCTTTTACCGCATCGATAAGGGCATTCTGTGTCAGCTTCTTCTTGGAGAGAGCCTTCAAAATACGCTCATCAATGGTTCCTTTTGTGATGATATGCTCTATCACCACGGTTCCGGAGGCTTGTCCCTGTCTCCAAAGTCGAGCGTTGGTCTGCTGATATAATTCCAGTGACCATGTCAGCCCGAACCAGATAAGGGTGGAACCGCCAGCCTGTAGATTGAGTCCATGACCGGCGGATGCAGGGTGGATGACTGCGACCGGGATTTTTCCGGCATTCCAGTCGGCGATGTCCTTGCTGGATTTTATCTCTCTTACATCAAAGCGCTTTTTGATACGGTTAAGGTCGTGCTTGAACCAATAGGCTACAAGAACAGGTTTGCCATTGGCGGATTCAATGATGTCCTCCAGAGCATCCAGCTTTCTGTCATGAAATTCGATGATGTCACTAGTGTCGGAATAAATGGCACCATTTGCAAGCTGGGACAATTTTCCGGTGAGAGAAGCGGCATTTGCTGCGGTGATTTCTCCATCAGGGAGTTCTAACACCAAGTCGCTCTTTAATTCCTCGTATCTGGCAACTTCATCTTCGGATAAATGAACCTCATACTCGGAAGAGATGAGTTCAGGCATCTGCAGATGGTCTGTTGATTTCATGGAAATGGTGATATCAGAAATTTGACTATAGATACGTTCCTCCGCGTAGGGCTGTGGCTTATAGGAATAGATGATCTGACCATTCCTTTTGTCTGGTACAAAGTAGTTGTTTCGGTACTCGGTAATGAAGCGACCGAGGCGTTTTCCTAAATCCAGTAATCGAAACTCGGCCCACAAATCCATGAGACCATTACTACTTGGTGTTCCGGTCAGGCCAATGATGCGCTTGATGCTGGGTCTTACCTTCAGCAGAGATTTGAACCTCTTTGAATTGTGATTCTTGAAGGAAGAGAGCTCGTCGATGACCACCATATCGTAGTCGAAGGGAAATCCACTGGACTCGATAAGCCATTGAAGATTTTCTCTGTTGATGATTGTTATATCGGCTCTGGCCATCAAAGCGGCTTTTCGTTCTTTCGGTGATCCGACGCAGATAGCAAAAGTCAGGTGCTTCAGATGCTGCCATTTTTTGATTTCAGCGGGCCATGTGTCTCTTGCTACTCGAAGTGGGGCAATCACAAGAATGCGGTGGGCTTCAAAACTATCAAATAACAGATCGGCGATGGCAGTCAGAGAAATGACTGTTTTTCCAAGACCCATATCGAGCAAGACGGCGGCTACAGAATGTGTCTCAATATAGTTAATGGCATAGGCCTGGTAATCATGAGGTGCGAAGTTCATCAATCATTCCTCCAATCTGTTCGACGCTATCAATCACATAGACTCGAAAGCCCAGAGAGCGAAGGAGTCTGTGCCGTGCCTTTTGCAGTGGGCGTGGGGATTCTCCAGGTGCCTTTAATTCTGCGAAGGCAAACTTCCCATCAGGTAATAAGACCAGACGGTCGGGCATCCCTGCGAAAGAAGGAGACACGAACTTTGGTGCAATACCACCAGCCTTTTTTACTGCAGTTGTCAATTTCTTTTCTATTGTTTTTTCTAACATACTTGTCCTCCATCAGGCCGTTAAATTGAAGATGTGCAAGGTGTATCAATGGTATTTTTCATACTTTTTCTTATTCATAATTTTATAGGTCTAAGAAAAGTTTTATAAAACACCTTGATACACCTTGTCATAAGTGGCCTTAATTCATAAAATCCTCGTCTGCACCGGTGTCCTCACGTAAGCGCAGACCCTTAAAGTAACGCTTTCTGTTCATGGTAACTCGCTCAAAGCCAGCTTTCTCCAATGCAAAGTAGAAGTCAGCGGTACTGCGCACATACTCGTTGCAATCCAGAGAATAGTTGCGGTAGGCCTGATAAAGAGAAGAAGAGCTTTCTTTGTAGGACGGGTCAATTTCACATTTGTCAGAAAGAAAGTGACCAAACCAATCGTTCTGGCTACGATATTCATCAATGGCATTCTGTACACACTCCGGCACGGGAATCTGGTAATCAGACTCGATGACTTTCTTGGCACCTTCGATGACCCACGCCAAAATGCTACCGCCAGCATTGTCATAAAGATACTCGCTATAGTTCTTGATGTCGTTGCTTCCTGTAATTTTGGCATTGAATGGGATGACAATAAGTCGTCTCCAAATACCATCATCGGATGCAGAGACACGAGGCAGATGGTTGGTGTAGAGTACGAGAGTGTGACATGGTTTGAACGAGAACGGGTCCTTGTACTTTTTCTCAGCAAAGACATCATCGGTGGAGCAGAGCTGCTTGACGGTGGAATCGTTCAGACGAGCACCTTCCTGCATCTCGGCAGCAATGAGGAGTCTTTTACCCTTGACCTCAGCCATTTCCGGTTTAATGTTTCTGCGGCATCCGACAGTGAGCGTATCTGCAGAAATGTTACCGGAGTAAAGACCGAGCACTCTGGAGATAGCATTCCAGAAGGTGGACTTACCATTGCGTCCATCCCCGTAGGCAATGATGAGTGCCTCCACATAGACCTTGCCGATAGCAGCCAGACCACAAATCATCTGAACATAATCGATGAGTTCCTGATTACCCTGAAAGATAAGGTCAAGGCAGTCCAGCCAAATCTGCTGGCCCTTATAATTCGGAGATACCGATGTAATTTTGGTAATGAAATCTTCCGGCAGGTGTTCTCGTGCACCAGCCATTCCTTTACGCAAGTCATAGGTTGCTTCTGGTGTACACAGAGCAAAGCAATCAGCATCAAGGTCACGAGGTGAGATCTCTAGCATTGGACGGGACTCTTTTAGCGTGGAAGTAATATTCTTGGAATCTCTGCGCTTTACAGCAAACTGTTGATATGCTTTTGCGGCCATAAATTCCTGGTAGGCTTCCATCTGATTCTCATTCATCAGCTGTTCTGCCTTGGACTTAGACATGGAATCAAGCAGGGACTGTGCACCGGAGTTTTTTAATTTGTCGAGAGCTTCGAGCATATCGTTACCAGCTTCCTTCAGCTGCCTTCTGGTAAGCTCATGAGCCACGGCTTGTGCACCTGGTTCGGATTCCTGCCAGTAATGATCAGAATATCGGATGAAGTGGGTTGCCGGAGAGTATCGAAGCTCACCGGAGAAGTATTTTGCCAACACCTCAGCTTGTCCTACGTCAGAATAGTCTCCAGGCTTGTAACAGGAAGGATCATTATATACTTCTGGGGCAATGTAGCCATCCTGCTGGGAGAGTCTTGCATAAAAACGCTGTGCACTGTGCCAGATAGTTGTAAGCTCAGATGCTTCCAGTGGAGGTGTGCACTTTGTTGATTCTTCTATAAATGCTTGATATGCCTTG